TACCACCCACCACGTAGGACTCCACCTCCGTCTCCTGTGGGGCGACCTGAAGACCTTTAGAGGAGATCCAGTGCTCGGTCCAAGGAAGAGGATTAGAATGGATTGGAGCGTCGTACAGGGGTTTCAAACCGATCGCACGCATACGCTTGTTAGCAATCCACTCCACATACTTGACGAGGAGTTTGTCGTTTAGACCAATCATGCTGCCATCCTTGAACAGATACTGTGCCCACTCTTTCTCTTCTGCCACTGCGTTGGCAAACATATCGATGACAGTTTGCTCTTCTTCCTTGATGATCTCCACCATCTCAGGGTCATCACCCTTCTGCCATGCCTTGATGATCTGTTGAGTCAGCACAGTGTGCTGGTTCTCATCACGTGCAATCAGAGAGATGATCTTGGCAGATCCTTCCATCAGTTTCAGTTCACCAAAGGCAAACGAACAGGCAAAGGACACATAGAAACGAATACCCTCAAGGATATTGACGTTTGATACTGCCAGATACAGGCGACGCTTCAGTTCCTTACGGGTGTACTCAGCAGTAGGGGAATCAGAGAAATCTGATTGCCACATATTGCCACCACCCCACTCGTTTGCTACTTGCAGGAAGTCATCGTATGCCCTGGTCACACTCTTGGCACGTGCCAGGATGCGGTCATCATCCAGGATGGTGTCAAAGACCTCAGCAGGATCCGGATAGACGTTCTTGATGATGTATGTGTAAGAACGTGAGTGGATCATCTCCATGAACTGCCATACGTTCATGGCACCTTCCAGTTCAGGAAGAGCACAGTATGGAGAGAATGCCATACCAGGACCACGACCCTGCACAGAGTCCAGGAGGATCTGATACTTCAGGTTGGAAGTAAAGATGTGCTTCTGCTCAGGACGTAGCGTCTTGTAGTCACCACGATCCTTCTGAAGAGACACCTCTTCCGGACGCCAGAAGTATCCCAGCATCTGGTTGGTCAGTTTCTCAAAGACCGGATACTTATACGAGTCGTACCGTTGGACACCCAGAGGTGCACCAAAGAACATCGGTTGTGTCTTGGTATCAACGTGGTGATCGTTGAATACCGTCATGCCTTTGACGGACATACTCTTGTCGGAGGAGGTTTTTCTAAATTGCACAGGATTCACAGGTTTCTTCGTCTTCGGTTTGGATCGTGGCAACTAAACTTGCCAGATCGACTGCCGGTTCTTCCATCTCGTCCGACTTGAGGTCATGTGTATTTTGATAATAAGATGTCTTCCAACCATACTTGTATGTGGTTAGGAGATCATTTGCCATGACAGACACCGGCACTTCGTTGTTGTCATAGTCAGTAGGATTATACGACCAGTTACCAGAGATTGCCTGATCAAAGAATTTCTGCATGACAGAAACTACATTGATGTAACCTCGGTTACCTTTCATCTCCCAGAGGAGAGTGTACTGGTTCTTCAAACGTTGGTACTGTGGGACGACCTGTTTCAGAGGTCCCTTCTTTGATTTTTTGATGGACAGGCAATCACGGGGGGGTTCGATTCCGTTGGTGGCATTTGACACAACGGAACTGCTCTCCGAAGGCATTTGTGCGGACAATGTTGAGTGCCGTAATCCTGTTTCGGATATAAGTACCCGTAAAGAATCCCAATCATGTTGCAAGGCTACGTTTGAGACCTCATCAACATCCCTCTTGTAGTGATCAATCGGGAGTTGACCCTGTGCATATTTAGTGCGAGGGAAGTATTCGCATGCACCCTTCTCTTGTGCCAGTTTGTTCGATGCTTTGAGCAGGTAATACTGGAAAGATTCAGTCAGTTGGTGGACTGCATCCCATGCCTCTTGACTGTCATAGTTGAACCCAAGTTTGGCAAGGTAGTGTGCCAGACCAATGAACCCAATACCCAGTGAGCGACGTGCTTTTGTGCTGATCTCTGCTGCCTTGACAGGATATTCCTGATACTCAATCAGTTCATCCAGACCACGGACAGACAGTTCACACAGGTCCTCTAGTTCGTCGTCAGACCGTACCTTACCTACGTTGATAGCAGACAGGATGCACAGAGCAATTTCACCTGCTCCATCGATGTGCTGGATGGGATCTGTAGGCAGGGTGATCTCCTGACACAGGTTGCTCATCTTCACCTTGTCAGTGAACGAGGAGTGACTGTTGCAGTGGTCGATATTCATGATGTAAATACGACCTGTCTCTGCCCGTTCCTTCAGGATGGAGAGGATGAGTTCTTGTGCACCGATGGTGGTTCGGGGGATGGACTCGTCTTGTTCGTACTGGCAATAAAGACTGTCAAAAGAATCAGTGCCGAAAGCGTCAAAGAGCCCAGGCACAGCATGCGGAGAGAACAGTGAAATGGTTCCGTTCTGGATGAACCGTTCGTAGAACAGTTTGCTGAACTGGATCGAGTAGTCAAGTTTCCGGACACGGTTGTCTTCGGTGCCTTTATTGTTCTTCAGGACGATGATGTCTTCTATCTCTTGATGCCAGATTGGAAAGTGGACAGTCGCTGACCCACCTCGGACACCGTTTTGTGTGCAGCATCGCACAGTTGACTCAAACTTTTTGAGGAAGGGGACCACACCTGTGTGTTGAACCTCTCCGCCTCGGATCTTACTGTTGATGCCACGGATTGCACCTGCGTTGATGCCGATTCCTGCCCTCTGAGCAACATACTTACCAATAGCCATGTCGCTGCTAAAGATGCTATCGAGGGTGTCATCAACATCAACAAGAACACAGCTAGCAAACTGTCGAAGGGGCGTTCGCACACCTGCCATGATTGGCGTTGGGATGTTGATCCGGTGCCGTGAGATTGCGTCGTAGTATCTCTTGACATATGACAGACGTGTCTCTTGTGGATAATTAGCGAACAAAGTTGCCGCAATCATCATGTACATCTGCTGAGGAGTCTCAAAGACTTTGCCGTTGCTACGGTCCTGCACCAGATACTTGTCAACTACTTGACGAAGACCAGCAAACGTGAACAAATAGTCACGACTGTGGTCAATATACGTGTCAAGAGTGGCGATTTCTTTGTCACTATACTTATCTAGGATGCCCTTATCGTAAACGCCGAGTTCGATACAATTAGAAATATGTTCACGCAGAGAGGGGATGTCCTCAAGCAGACCATACAGTTGCTTACGTACAGAGAACAGCAGCAGACGTGCAGCAACGAACTGGTAGTTAGGAACTTCCAGGGAGATCAGGTCAGAAGCAGACTTGATCAGGATTTCTTGGATCTCAGCAGTGCTGATACCATCGAAAAATTGAATACCAGACTGGATTTCAACTTGTGAAGCAGATACGCCAGCGAGTCCCTCGCATGCTTTATCTACCATCAAATGCATCTTGTCTAGGTCAAGAGGTTCAATAGAACCGTCGCGTTTGATTACCTTTGTACCGTTGGTCATACCCGCTTCCAAGTTTGAAGTTTCAAGTTTGCTTCTAATCCTTTATAAGTATTAGATTCTATCAGAGTTTGGACATCATGTCCAGCAAGATGCATGTCATTCAAGTCCTTTTCATGAATGGATGATGGGAAAATGACTACTGGGTAAGACTGTGCGATGGTCTTAGTAATTTTAGAGACGATCTCCCTGGACCTGGGCTCGTTGTCGTATACGAATACAAATTTATAATCGAGAGTGCCAAGGTCAGCATCGCTACCACACATAGCAATAGCATTCCCAAGGAAGGCGGAGTCGAAGGGTCCTTCGGTGACATAAACTGTCTCCTCTTTGTCAATTTTATCTAATCCAAAAATCTTTGGATGGTCCTCATCAAGCATCATGGTGAGATATTTAGGTTGTACATAGTTGTCCAACGCCCTCCCCTGAAACCCGATAAGTTTCTTCTTTTGGTCGTACATCGGGATGACAATACGACCATGGTCACGTGACGTATTGTCGTACGTGGGTTTGAATGTATTACAGAACCTCAGGAAGTTCTCGGCATAGTAATAATCCTTGGGATTTAGTGATCTTTTCTCCAAATACCTTGCAGCATCTGCATTTTCATTTGCACGAGGTAGGTCTAAGGTCTTCTTGAAAACTGGTTTTGTGCCTGTATACACAGGATCAGGAGCAACCGTTCCCTTGCCGGTGATGCCCTCCTTGTACCGCTCCAGGACGTACTGGTCGTACAGTTGACGGTCCCTGTCCTTCAGGAAGTATGTAAAAGACCTTGACTCACCACAGTTATGG